AGCGTGACCCGTTGTGCCATCGAGAATATGTTTGGATCGCTAACAGGGACGACATCGACGCGATCATCGAAGTCCTCTGCTTTGATCATTCGGTTACCACCCTCAACATCGTAAGGATACTCAGGTGGTAAGTTATCTCTGAAGATCCGCGCCAGTACACGGAACTCCTGTTTTTGTGAATAGTGCAGCCGCTTGTGAATAGCGGACATAACTTTCATACCACGCTCTAGGAGAGCCACAGTCGTCCCTACAGGAGCCTGACCGTTTGCGTCGGCAGTCTGCTGGTCCGCAAGCGAAACAAAGCGTCTACCGCCCTCTATGAGCGCACCCAGTAGCTGTGCCAGCGTACCGGATGGTTCTTTATATGGCAGCGGGATAATCGCATCCCGTATATTCCCGCCAGGTGCATCGATGTCCCGCCACTCCCCAGGCTGCAAAGGCTCGTCATCATTGCGAACCCGCACCCCTCTGGCCTTGAATCCTGCTGGGAGATTGGCAAGTGTACCTGCATCGATCAACTGTCGAAGGATACTCGTTGCCGCACGACCAAGGCCACCAATCATGTGGATCAGACCAAAGCCATAAAAGCCCAGACCTGGCATAAACTTGTAATGCACGAAGTATTGCATCTTCTTCGCAAGACCCGTGCCTTCCTCAAAGTTACGACGGATAGACAGAACCTGCCCAGATCCCTCATCAATCGTCACAATATACGGAAGTGCGATACCCGTAGGCTCTCCGTCAGGAGACATGTCCTCGAAACCCTCGATATCTATATCGACATGCATTTCAAGGATCGTAAAGATTTCGTCTGTGTATGTGCGTGACGTACCCTGTAGCTCGTCAACCTTCTGGCGAACCTCGTTCTCATCCTCGTCATACTTGCTTAACTCTACATCCCTGTAGAATCCCGCGATCTGCATCTTGCGAACTTCATTCGCATCCATGCGTAGGACATGCGTAACACGAGACGCAGTCGCCAAGTCTGATGCAGCATAAGGTACAACCAAATCCTGCGCCGGAATGAACTTAGATACGGCCCGTTGTTTCGCTTCGTCAAAGTAAACCTTCTTAAACGTAGAACCAGACAGCGGTAAATAGAACAGCAACTGATCCATGTCAGGATCGAACTCTTCCATCACTTCCATGATCTGGTAGTTCATAAAGTCCTTAACACGACCAGCCTGTTCTTCACGCGCTTGATCCTGCAAACCCAAGACTTGCGTCTTAACTGGGCCACCAGATGGCAGTAGCTCTTTGTACGCCTGTGCTTGGAACTGTGTGACGCTCTCCGCAATCAGCGGGTGCGTGACGCCACTAGCTCCTTCAAACGGGACAGTACGCTCTTCATACTTGACACCAAGCTGGTCCAAGCCTTTTGTATAAGTTTCTTCCCACTCTGACCGAGAGTCCAAATCTTCTTCATAAGACGCTCGTAAGTCGGACGAAATCTCTCCAAGATATCCATCATCCAAATACTCCGCTAAGTTTGCGTTGTGTGGGATCTGCTCTTCAATCTGTCCCGCCATCATCTCTTGGATAGCTTCGACAATCGCACCACCCTCACCGTCAGGGATAACCTCGGCCCCGTTAGGAAACATTTCCATCTGGTCCTCTACAGGAACCTCGACTGACGCCTCTGTCGGCATCATGTCTTCAGGGGTAATCCCAGAATCTACAATCGGTGGCAGTGCCATCAGTAATACTCCCGCTTACGACGATAGTACTCGTCGTGATCATCGCCTTCACCTTGCAAGGATATAAACCCACCCTGCCGAAAACGCATTAGTGCTAACGTCATACTATCACAAAAGTCATCATGATCGCCATTAGGAAATGAAACTACTTCCTCGATCACTTCGTCAGCAAATTTCTTGTCTCTTGGTGCCCATACTACACCAGCTTCGAATAATGGCGCAACCATGTGCATTCTGGTTACTTTATCCTTGCCCTTACCAGGCGAGAAGCCAAGTGCCGGAATACCGCGAAGCCGCAACTCGTCAATGAGCGGTGTACCCGTCGCTTTCGCTTCGACCACAACCATGTCTGGCTCCCAGTATTCGTGTTCTTCATACGCAACCTCTTTGAGTTCAGGAAAATTCCATCGCCCACGCCGCGCATCCATCAATATCAGGTGATCTGTCCCACCTTCCTCCGGTTCGAACACACCCCATGTCGTAATCGCGCTGTAGTCAGCCGTTTCCTTCTTGGAAAACGCCGTATCGTAGGCTTGAATGATGTATTTTACTGGCGGAATCTCTTCTTTCTCCCATTCCTGCCACCATTCGCGCTTAATTATCGCAGAATCAGAGCTTGTCGGCGTCTGCTGCCACTGCGCATTCCATTTTTGCACAGGCAACGACGCTTTAATCGACAACAACGCGTCTTTTTCCCAGAACTCAGGCCACAACGGCTTGTCTGAGGGCAAGATTGCAGGAAATTCCACCACTTCCCACTGATCCGCCATGATATCGCTGCCCTGCGCAGCCAATAAACGCCCTGTCAGGTCCTTTTTACCCCACCGAGTCATAACAATTATGATCGCACCGCCAGGTTGAAGACGCTGACGGGGGCCAGAAGTGTACCATTCGTACGCATGGTCGAACGCAGTCTCACTCAGAGCGTCTTGTTCCGAGTGAGGGTCGTCAATTACGAACAAATCCGCACCACGACCAGTCACCGCAGCACCAACACCAGCCGCAAAGTACTCGCCGCCCTTGTCAGTTTGCCATTTTCCTGCGCCCTTGTTGTCTTCTTTTAGATTGGTATCAGGAAAGATGTCTTTATATTGTGGATCGTCTATAAGATCACGAACCTTCCGACCAAAACGCACCGCAAGTTCCGTATTGTGCGTGGCCTGAATGATCTTGAGCTTCGGATTGCGGCCCAAAAACCATGCAGGCATCAAATATGACGCAAACTCAGACTTAGAATGACGCGGCGGCATGTTGATAATTAGTCGCTTTAGGTCGCCTCTTGCGACCCTTTCCAACTTTTCGGCAATAATCCGGTGGTGCCGACCCTCAATAAAGTTCTCATACACATGGTGAGCAAAGGGCATGAAATATTCTTGCGCCTTTTCCCGTGTGTCCAAGCGTTTCTTGGCCTCGGTTAAGGCCAAGATCTCTTTTAAGGCTTCCTCTGGGAGTGCTTGTAAGTTCATGTTCTACGGACTGTTGGTCTCACTTGCTGCGTTTGTGTCGTAACCTTGCGACGTTGACCTGGTCCTCTCCGTCCTATGTTACCCGCCAAGCCTGTGTACGCTCTCGTACCAGCCCCCGCACGTTGACGCTCCATCGAGAACGACTTCATGCACATCGGACCTTCGCCTGTCGTAACCATTCTGTACCCTTCAGGACACTCAGTAACTTCGTTACCGTCGTCATCCGTTGTCGTCACAGGTGGAACAAAGATATCCATCGGTGGTTCAGCTTCAGGCTCGGTCTCGGTTACTGGTTCTTCGACCTCGACTTCGGGTTCTTCTGGTTCATCAATTACTGGAGGAATATCCACGGTGGTTTTAACATCCGTTGTTGTTTCTGGTTCGACCACAACTTCCGTCTCTGGTTCAACCTCGACTTCCGTCTCTGGTTCAACTTCAACTTCAACCTCAGACTCGACTTCCGTCTCTGGTTCCAACTCTAATTCAAGTTGCGTTTCTGGCTCAACCTCAACTTCCGTAGCTACATCTGTGTCGGTGTCACCACGTACCGATGTAAACACTGGGGTTTCATCAAGCTCAACAATCGTGTCCTCAGTCGTATCCGTGTCACGAACCGTAGAGAACACTGGAGTTTCCGTTGTTTCATCCGTTCTGACTGAAGTAAACACTGGAGTTTCATCAACCTCGACTTCCGCTGCTACATCCGAAGCCATACGAGCTTTGACCTCATCTGGTCCCAGTCTCAACAATTCAGTCACTTCCGCTTGTGCAATCATCGGATTGGACGATGCTTCTTCGCTAACAAGACCAGCATCTATCAAAGACTGAATACCCGTT